TCGGAGATTAATCCTAATGGCACTAACTGAATCTATTGAATACGACCAAATACAAATCGTTGGTGAATATAAAGCGGTGCAAATAAGAAAAGCCACAGTAATAAAAAGAGATGGTGTAGAAATTCCTGGTTCTAGGTCTTATGAAAGATATACTTTAACTTGTGGATCTCTCGATGCTTCTGATAACTTAGTTGATAACCCATTAGATAAAGAACCTGATGGGGTTACTGCAATTCCAGATGATGTAAAGAGCATTTGTGGCGTTGTATGGACTGATGCTGTAAAATCAACATATAAAGCTAAACTAATAGCAAACAAAGGATAAAAGATGACAAAACCTACAACAGATAAGTTGCAACTTGAGTTAAAAGAAAACAAAGAAAAAATACAGCAACTTACTAATATGGCTAACAGTTTACAAATAAGAAATATTCAGATTGAAGCAGTAATAGCAGATAGAGCTTTAAATATTACTAAAGAAGATAAAGAACAGATAAAACAAGACGCTGAAGGACTTTACGGCAAACTTTAATTAAATTTTGGAAAAGTCACAACCCACATCTGGTCGGATAAGTACACGTTTTATAGCTGTTTTAGCATTAGTAACATCAGGAATAACATTTGGATCGGGGTTGATGGTGTTTTTATATATGAAAAGTCCAAGATTTGAAGATCAACTTTTAGGACAAGTTATGAAACATATGGATTGGTTAGTGGCTGATGAGTTAGAAAAGCAGATAAAAAATCTAAAATCAAGACCTGTTTCTAATCCTGATGATCCAAACAAATGGTTTTGGGATTATTTAGAACGAAGGAATGAAGAGTATATAGAATGGGAAACAAAAGGTAAGTGGGAACTTTGAAGTTAATTAGATTCTGTTTGCATCTGCCTTGTCATAAGGCTTAAGGTGACGTACAAAGGTGATAGACCTATAATAAGCAATATAAGAGCTATACTCATAACTGACATAGCTTTAATAACAGCAAGTTTTATCATGTTAAATAAAATCTCATCTATTCTATCCATTTTATCATTTGTAATTTCATTAACAACTATTGGAGCAGGGTACGCTGGCTACAAGTGGGTAACAAGTCCACAATTTGAAGCGATGATGATGGAAAAGGTTATGAAAAGTGTAAATAAGATATTACCAAATCAGATAGATAAGAAAATGCCAAAAGTAACTGGCCCTATGTTGCCTTTATGATTTGACGAAGATACCAAAAATTGAAATAAAACAGATTTACGTTCCAAAGATAAGACTTTGGGAAGTACAACCACCAATATTAGATATTATTTATAAACCAGTTGTAGATATTCCAGGATGTGTTGATGCCCATAGAAATAATTTAACAGGTCTTATAAATGAAGATGAACTAGGCACATATCAAGCTTGTGGTACGTTTAATATTCCTAGCTTTGAACCTCTTGAATACAACCCTGCAAACTTTCAATACACCGCACCAGTAAAGCAACAGGAGCAAAAGCAACAACAACCTCCGCAACAGAAGCCTCAGATAACACAGAAGAAAAAAGATGAAGAATTAAAAATAGCACCTTGCCCTAGTAACAAAGAGCAAAAGATCGGGGATTTTCGTAACGATAAGAAGCTGGAACGTGTTATTGGTTATGAAAGAGGGCAAAATGGGATTGAATGTATAACTTTGTATGAAGACGTACCGTTCATCTCTCAATACATTCCAAGTTTTAAGCAGTTTACTGGGGTTTTTAGTCTTGCTCTGGTCGGCTGTTCTGCTCCGATCATTCTTAATTTAGTAAAGCCAGTAGTTAAAAATGTAATAAAGAAACTGACAAAGAAAAAAGATGAGGTAAAATAAAAAAGTAGCAAGCCCAGCATCATGTCATTGACTTGACCACTGCTCTGTTGGATAGACTTGCTGCTTTTAAGTTTACAACTTTTGCACCGTGCTGATAAAACAGCCACCGCTCTGTATTAGTCAATGTAAACTTATTTTAATTTATGAGTGTGCGGTATAACTTGACCCATTTTTTCTACAACTTCCACATCCTCGCATAAAGAATAATATTTTGAATCCTTTGTGAACCGTATTCCGTCACGATAAAGTTGACCACAATTTTTTAATCTTGCCAATTCATAATTCAGTCTTTCTTTTGATAAAATTTGCCTTTGTATTTTTTCTTGAGTTGTTGCACTTTTTAAACACGCATCTTGGAATCTGTTATCTAGTGGAAAAGTAAAAGTCAATGCTGCTCCTACATTTAATCCAAGAGAATCCTTGTTACCACTGTAATTTTCTTGATAATACAAAATGTCACCTGGATTAATTAGATTACCATTTTCATCAACGCTTGAATCATAGACAGGCGTATCATACGTGTAGTCCTGTGGTCGTTTTTGATTAAATGCAGTAGTTACAAAAGGGCTGAATGACATTTGCGGCCCTTGGCATCTGATACCGTTCCCATAATGATTCTCTATTGTATTACCTTGTAGAACCTGTGTTGCAAAATTAGAAACTGACCCACTAGCTGAAGCAGAGGGAGCAGCAGTGTTTGAGGTATTAGCAAACGCTGGACTCCCAAATAATAATCCTATTACTGCGAAAATATTGTAGTTGTATCTGTAACGCTTTGAGATTCTATAGTGCGAGTTATGTCTGTGACCGATTCTAAACCAGGTGGAGTGTAAACCTCTGTAAATTGAAAAGCATCTCCTGGGTTTGTTATTGACCAATTTGGTTTTTCTCCTAAATCTAAACCTGTCCATGTATAAGTTGTACCATTTATAGTTTCAGTAACAGTTGCATTTGGAGCAGATATAGTTGTTCCATCATGCTCGATACCTGATCCTGTAACTGAATATGTGTACCCAGAATTAAAGTTTGATGTTCGTATAGTCTCTGTAATATTTGTTGTGGTTTCAGTTCTTGAAGTGGAGCTACCCTGAGTGAAGTTAGGAACAACAGGCACAGCGTAGACAGGGCTAGATATAAGAAAAACAAACGGAAGTGTCCTCCACATCAGTCAATGGTTAGGTCGGTAACAAACGATCCAGTAAGCGTAACACCCGTACCAGTTCCAGGAGTTAAAGTAATTGTATGATTATCTAAACCAATATCTGCTGTTCCCACACTAGCTGACTCAGTTGACGTTATATTTGAAAAGTTTGGTATCTCACCAACTGTGGCTGCTGCTGAAGGAGTTTGGTCACCTTCTATATAACTAGATGAAAAGTTGAACGCTTCTCCCTGTGTCGTTTGTGCTACTGAATCTGGGAAAGTAATTGATGGTACGCCATCTGAAGTAGTTCCAAAACCACCAATAGAACTAGCACTGTCTGAGTCAAGTGTAGTTACATTGCTTCCTGAGATACTGTATGAACTAGAAACTTTCTCGGCAATACTACCAGCCGATACTGCCTCAAGTTGTACTGATGAAGATATTGAGTGACTAATGCCTCCAGCATAAGAAGTTGGTATTCCAGCAACTAGCAAAAGTGGTAGAAGTTTTTTCATTTGATACCTACTTTGTTGTTCTTATTATCTACTATAACTGATTTTTTTGTGTTGCCATTCTTACCCTTCACAGCTATCCCATAAGAAGATGCAATATTCCCCACGAGGCCCGCTGCAAAAGTGTCGAGTCTGATTCTTTCCATGTATCCAAGAGTCATAACTGATAAAGCCCAGCAAAGAATAATAAATCGGATTGCGTGTCCGAAATAGTCCTTACTTTCCTTTTCTTCTTCTTCCATATAAAAAATGCTGCCTGTGGGTATCTCTAAGCATTGACCACTGCTTAACAAACAGCTATGTGCCAAATGTAGCAAATACTGTTATGTTTGGAAAGTAACACAAAAAAACAATGTCAAAGTTTCTAATCAATCTATTTATCAGGTTCGGTAAGAGTGAATCGCTGCGCAAAGGTGTGCTTTCTATTTTAAAAGACTTAAGTGCTAAAAGTGATAATGATATTGATGACGCAATTGTCAAGATGATTGAAGAAAAACTCTTTCCAGTAAAATGAAAAGAAAATTTCTTAATATTGAGATAGAAGATGCCCCGTTAGAGCTTGAGCTATCGGTGGAACAGAGATGCCGTGATATTCTTGCCTCTGATGATGTCTACAGCATCAAACGGTATTGCACACATCTAGTAAGACATCAAATGAAACAGGATGTATTTCTTGCATCCTTACTTGGCCGTCTTATAGAACTTGAAGCCCAAATAGTGATTAGTGAAAGAAAAACAAAACGTAAAAATTTATTTAAGAAGATGAAACGATTTCTTCGTATTGCTTAAGTTCTTCTTTTGTAAAATCTTTTACATATAGTTTTGGTAACTTATCAATCTCAACATTATATTTAAGGATTGCTGTTTTTATATGTTCTGTAACCCAACTGCCGTTATTGGCAGCTAATTCTGCTTTATTTCTAGAGTTTATATTTATTCTGTGTTCTGTTCCCTTCAGTTGTATATCAAGTAAATTTTTTTGTAGGTTTTTTATTCTTATCTCCCTTAACTTCCTAAGTTTTTTTGAATCACTCATTTTCCAGTTCCGCTATCCTTTTATTTATAGCATCATATCTTACACAATATTCTTTAAGATCTAACCGTTCAAACCAGAATTTTTTCTGTAATTGTGCAAGTTGGTCATAATAATTTTTTATCAGGTCTTTATTTTTCATTTTTACTCCATAAATAAAAAAGGGGCAGAATGCCCCTGTATCTTAGGCTGGTACTGCTTCTGAGTTTTTACTCTTCACAGGTAATGTAAAATCATTTACTCTTACCTGAATAGATGCTCCAGGAGTGCCATCTCTTTTCTCAAAAGTATTTAGGTTGCCAGATCCTGTAACAGTAATTTGACTGCCTTTCTTGATATAGTCCATGACAACATCTCCTCGATTGCCCCATACAGTGCAATCAATTTGAACAGTCACATCTTGGATGTCTGTTAGTAATCTGAAATTAGTAACTTTAGTACCTTGAGAAGTTTCCTTCTGTACTGGGTCTGAGGCTAGGTTGCCAACGGCTGTAATGCTTAACATAATAATTTAATTAGTCAGGGTTGTTAGTTTTGTTCTGCCAATCCTCAATGTCTAATCGGTTGTACCGAATAGTGTTATTAAGGATAACAGTCCATTTTGGGCCACTGGGA